TCGGCAATGTGCGTTTCAAGTTCTCTTCCGCCTTGCATAGAGACAAATTCTCGAAGGGGTTGGCGCAGCGAATAGCATGGCTAAACGATTCGATGTCACGACGTTTCAAGTGCCTGGTCGATTTCCGCCTTATGGCAGCTATCCAATGGTATGAGATGTGCGAGACGAGAGGATACTGCGTCGAGGTTCTTCGCGATGACGGGACTTGGGAGCGCCACAATATGCCGACAGTCGAGCTGAAGGCGGTTCTCGATGGGTGCTAAGTTCAGGGTTGGACGTTCCGAATCGCAAACCCTGAAGAACCTGGTTCGTTCATACAATCGCGAGGTTGTCAAGATGGAAGCCAAGCTTCCTATGCAGGTTCATCTTCCGCCATTGGTGGACTACGATGACATCAAATCCCGTATCCATAACAAACGTGATTACATTCGAGAGGTCAACAGGCTTAAGCGCATCAAGTCCCCAAAGGCTGGCGAGGTGCATGAGCTTCCAAGCGGAACTTTGATAACCAAATACGAGTTCAATGAAACTTCAATCATGAAAAGGGCATACAACCAATCTCGCGTAGCAATGCTGAAGAAGCTGGGCATCGAGGTCGAGAAGGTCAAGGTGCCAGCGACGGCGCATCGCAAGGGCTTCGAGTATTGGAGGGGAAAAACGCCGAAGGACAGGATGGCATTGGAGGGAATGTCGAACGCCCTACCAATCGGCGCGAAGATAGATTGGGTGCCATCTGGCGATGTTCCAGGCAAGAAAGGACGTCCGATGACCGTGATGAATCGCGTTAACAAATATAGGATGGACGCGAGCGTTACCGCCAACAGATATTTCGATTCATACGTCAAGGCATTGCATACCGTGTTCGACCCTATGGGCATGGGAAGCGATTTGGTTAAAGAAATCGAGACGTTGATAGCCGATATGCGAAAGGCGGGGATACCGCTGGAAGAAGTCTACAAGGACACTGCGGCGGCTGACATCGATGCGACGCTTTATTTCGTTTACGACCCCACGGATGATGATATCAGGACAAGGCGAATCAGGGAATATTGGAAGAATGTCCGAGACAAGTACAAGACCCAATTAGGAGGTTAGCCATGTGTCTAGGTGGTGCGCTGACTTTGAGACTATAGAGGAGCGGAACGAGGAGAAGGTGCGCGTTTGGTCTTGGTGCGCGTCTGAAATCGGGAACATCGATAATATCTATAGAGGGTTGGATATCGAATCCTTCATGCAATGGCTGAAGCATCGTCAAGGGGAGACGGTGTATTTCCACAACCTACAATACGACGGCGGCTACATAGTGGATTGGCTGCTGAAGAATGGATGGGAATGGCGGCAAGACAACCAGGATTTCGTTCCAGGCGTTTTCACTTCGCTGATTTCGGACATGAACGTATGGTATTGCCTGAAGCTCTATTGGGGAGGGAAGCCAGTCGAAATCTTGGACAGCCTGAAGGTCATTCCACTGAAGATAGCGGCCATTCCGAAAGCGTTCGGATTGCCGATTGCCAAGGGGGAAATCGATTACAAGAGGTATCGCGAGGTAGGATACGAGCCGACCCCAGAGGAGTGGGACTACATCGACCATGACGTGAGAATCGACGCGATGGCGATGGACGTTATGTTGGAGCAGGGCTTGACGAAGATGACTGCTGGTTCAAACGCGCTCCATACGTACATAGACATGATTGGCGGAAAGAAGCGTTTTCGCAAGGTTTTCCCAATTATCGATTGCGACGAGGAGCTTCGACAGGCATATCGCGGAGGATTCACCTATGCGTCCGACAAGTACAAGGGTCGATGCATAGGCCATGGAATAGGGTTCGACGTAAATTCGCTGTACCCGTCCGTGATGGCTGCAACCGATGGACAACTGCTGCCGTTCGGAGAGCCAATCCATTACGACGGAGAATACGAGACTGACGAGCTTTATCCGCTGTTCATACAGAGGATTAGGGTTTCGTTCAGGGTCAAGACAGACCACATTCCGACAATCCAAATCCACAAATCGCCGCTGCATAATCCACGCGAGTATGCCAAGGATTCCAAAGGCATCGTGGAATTGACGTTGACGAGCGTAGATTTGGAGTTGATGTTCCAGCAATACGAAATCGATTTCTACGAGCCGTTGGATGGATGGAAGTTCAGAGCTTCCAGGACGCTGTTCAAGAAGTACGTTGATTATTGGAACGAAGTAAAGATGAAGTCGAGGGCTGAAGGCAACGAGGGTATGGCAACCATAGCCAAGCTGATGTTGAATTCACTTTACGGCAAGTTCTCCACTAAAACTGTGGCGGCTTCCAAGCAGCCCGTACTAGACGAGACGGGAAAGGTCAAATACGTGCTTCTACCAGAGGAGACGAAGGAGAGCGTATACCTGCCAGTCGGATGCTTCATCACGGCATGGGCGCGATACAAGACCATCAACGCTTGTCAGGCGAACTACGACCGTTTTGCGTATTGCGACACGGATTCGTGCAAGCTGGTCGGATTCTCCAAGCCAGTAGGCATGGAGATAGACCCGCTGAAGCTCGGGGCGTGGAAGTTCGAGAGCGTCTACGAGGAACAGAAATACCTCGGGGCGAAGTGCTACATGTGTCAGGAGCTTGATTGGTCGGTGGACGACAGGAAGCCGTCAATCCATGTGGCGGGAATGCCCGATTCATGTCATAAATACGTCACGTTCGACAACTTCAAGGTAGGAAGCAGCTACCCAGGAAAGCTGAAGCGCAAGACAGTAAACGGCGGCGTTCTGCTTGTCGAGGGAGAGCACACAATCAAGGAAAGGATGTTCTGATGGCATACAAAGACACCAAATTCGAGGACGTTACCCAGGAAATCTGGGAGAGCGTCGCAGGAATAGCCGACGAGAAGGAGACGATTGAAGCAACGTCCGCCGAATCGCTGGCAGACATGGAGAAGCAGCGCGACGAGGCAATTCAACGTGCAGTCGATGCCGAAGCTTCGCTTAAGGAGCAGAAGCAGAAGTACGTCGATGCTTTCTTCGCGAGCAATAATCAGTCTAAACAAAAAGAACCAGTGGACAAAAAGCCCAAAGTGTCTTATCCTACCACGATGAAGGATATAGACGCGCTGTTCGAGAAAGGAAACTAACATGGCAGGACAGGCAACAGTTAAGAAAGTCATGAAAACCCTTGGCACCGAGGGCACGAAGGGCATCGTAAACCAGGCGGTAAATGCTAATCCAGAACTGGCTCATGCTCTAGTTGACAATGACGTTGCGGCATACGCTGTTGGAGAGGGTTCCAACGAAGTTCTCATTTATGATGACAACGATTCAATCATCAAAATCGGCCAAATCATCACGAACTATCAGCCGTACATGAACACGTTCGTTCCCGCACTGGTCAACCAAATCGGCATGGTCGCGATTGAGCGTATGATGTGGATGAACAAATGGTCGAAGTTCTACCAAGGACAGTACGAGGGAGCAGGTTCGACCGTTCAGGAAATCTTCGTGGATATCTGCGACCCGCACTCTTACAATCCTTCAACGGCGGAAGAGGAGCTGTTCAAGCGCGAGCTTCCCAACCTTATGAGCGCATACCACATGCTCGATTTCCAGAAGTTCTACAAGGTTACCGTTGAACGTCGTTCCGTTCGACAGGCGTTCTATGCGTGGGCTAAGGTCAACGACCTCATTGCAAACATCCTCGCGCAGATGTGGGTAGCCTTGGAGTACGATGTTTACCAGACCTGGAAGTACATGACTGCAAAATACATCGTTGGCGGCCATATGGCGCAGGTATCGATTCCCGCGCAGGATGGTTCCAAGGAAGCCGCCGACGGTGCGCTCAAGATGGTTAAGGAATACTCCACGTATCTAGACAATCCGTCCCGCAAGTTCAATGCAGCTGGCGTGATGAACGTCGTGGATAAATCCGAGCAGCAGGTTATCATCAACGCCAAGGCCAACGCCGATATTTCCGTCGAGACCTGGGCGCAGGCGTTCAACCTCCCCTATGCGCAGTTCGTTGGCAACGTGACCGAAATCGATTCTTTCTCGAATCTCGACGAGCAGCGTCTAGCTCTGATTTTCAAGAACGATGATAACTTCAAACAGCTTACTTCCGAAGAGAAGCAGATTATCGACGCAACGCCTATCATCGTTTTCGGGCCAAAGTTCTTCCAGATTTACACCTATGACCGTTGGACAGATAACGTTTACAACGCGCAGGGCGCATATACCAACGAGCTGCTTCACAACTGGATGATTTTCTCCATCAGCCCGTTCGAGCAGGCTATCGCGTTCACGTCGGCTGCATCCAAGGTCACTGGCGTTACGGTCTCCCCGACAGCAGCCAACGTCTCGGCTGGGCAGGATATTACGCTCACTGCCCCCGTCGCTGGCTCGGGAATTTACTCCCGCAACGTTCAATGGACTATGGAGGGCGCAACCAAGAGCGGCACCGTTCTAACGGGCAACCGTCTCCATGTAGCGTCCGACGAGCCGTCCGCAACGGCAATCAAGGTTACCGCGACTTCGCTCCAGGATTCGTCCAAGAAAGCGACCGCAACCATTACCGTTTCCTAATAGCGTAATTACGAAAGCCCGTCCTGAATTGGGCGGGCTTTTATTATAGAAGGAGGGTTTGATGGCGATCACCAAAGTTCGCATAGGCTGGGTACCCTGGTGCGGTGACGTTAACCATCGCCGCTATTTCGGAAGCGCGTCGGAGCAGCAATCGTGGATGGCTTCTCATCTAACGACGTTTTCTGCCGATGACTTCACATACCAGCGCGAGAATATGACGATGGACGTTCCGCTGAATTTCGAGCAGCTTACGGGCTGCAACTACGTCGCATATCAGAATGCCGACTATGGAAGCAAATGGTATTATGCTTTCATCACGTCTATGCAATACAAGGCAAAAGAAACTACCACGCTGTCTTTGCAGACCGATTACTTGGAGACGTGGCTGTTCGATTTCGCATGGGAAGCCGCATTCGTAGAGCGAGAAATAGTCACGTCTGACGGCATCGGCGAGCACACAATGAGCGAGGGATTGGATGTCGGCAACTACATTCAGACCAATCGCGACCAGAATCCCCCCGAGGGAATTTCTCTTTCAAATATGTACGCAGTGGTCATGACAACCATGTATCCAAAGACGGATATCGCGGGAGGAACAGTAGAGTTGGCGATACCCGTTGGAGGAGACAGGTACAACGGAGTGTATTCGGGCGCGTCTCTTTTGGCGTTCCCGAACACGGCGGAATTTCAATGGTTCACGAAGGAAATGACGGAGCTTGGTGCCGCTGACGCGATTATCGGCGCGTTCATGGTGCCGAAAGGTATGGTTGACGAGGGATACGGCGTTACGCCGTGCGATAACGGACATGGAGTGTGGATAAACAGCGGTGAGATGGCATATACGGCGGAGAAGAAATACTCCGTCAACTGCTCCGACATCGATGGGTACGTTCCGAAGAATAACAAGCTGTTCACGTATCCATATAACGTTGTGTGTTTGAGCGACACTACCAATGAGCTGGAATTGATGCCAGAGCGCTTTCAATCCGTGAACGGGTCGAGAGGAAGCAAGGAGGTATCGTTCGGCTGGTACATGGTGTGCGAGCAGAATTCGGGCATGATGGCATCTCCTAACAAGTACAATGGCGTTTCGCCCAACTACGAATACGCCATCGTGACGAGCGGATGGCCGCAGGTGAATTGGAACGTTGACGCTTTCTCTCAATACATGACATCAAGCTTCATCGGGTCGCTGGCGAATACCGCTGGAACAATCGCTATGATGATTCCACAGATGCGAATCGCTGGTATGGCGGGACAAATCAGCAAGGCAATCAGCGCAGGAACGGTTGCTTCGGCGGCTACGCAGATGACGGGCGGGTTGACGGAAGCCGCGCTGAGGCCGAATCAGCTCAAAGGCGGTTCCACTAGCAACCTCAAGCAAGGAATGCGCATTGGGCTTCCCTACGTTTACCAAAAGCAATGCAAGGCCGATATAGCAAAGGCCATAGATGACCACTTCAGCGTCTACGGCTACTGCATCGAGCAGGTCAAGGTTCCCGCGCGAACTGGCAGACCGTGTTGGAACTACGTGCAGACACGCCACGCCGATTTCAACGGCAAGGTTCCAGAGTACGCCATGGATGCCATCAACAGAATGCACGACGAGGGCATTTGGTATTGGCATGTTGACGATGTGGGCAATTTCGGTTTGGACAACTCTCTCTAAGGAGGAATTATGGGAGCAATCCCCAATGGGAACATAGGCGTTGGAAGCTGGTTCTTCAGCACTGGGTACGCGCCGCTTTGCGCTAACATGGCTTCGCATTGGCGAACTATGGAGCGCAAGAAGTCTCAGGACGGCGACCCGTTCGCATACGAGGAAATCGACCCAGCGGCCATGTTCTCCATCACGAAGAACTACTTCATGCAGAAAATGCTGATGCAGCTTGTTACGCGCTACGAGTGGAAGAACCTTCCAGAAGGAATAGACCCGCTATACCTAGAATACCTTCTAGCGACGAGCGGCAGCGCGGTTCTCTTCAAGGACGATGCGCTGAAGGATGACGTGCAGGCGCGAGCGCCAGAAGGGTTCGCCGTCATGCCCGTCAATTCCAAGAACGACAAGATGGACATTTACTTCATGCCGACAGAGCCGATGGCCTACAATCCCGTAGAGGGCAAGAATTACGCGCTAGACGATACGAATTCGGTAGTGATTCTCGACAACAGGCTTAGGATTCCGCTTCTTTCCTATGTCGAGATGTTCGCAGAGCGAATGACCATGTATCAGATGACAATCGATACCAATGTCAAGCAGCAGCAGGTAGCTAAGGTGTTCAAGTTCCCCGAGAAGCAGAAAATGAGCGGATTCAAGCTCATTCGACAGATGTTCAGCGGTCGAATCTGGACTGCCGCAGCAGATTCTACGGACATCGGTTTCATGGACACGGTGGATTTCACTACGCCGTATATAGCCAACGAGGTCATGCTGACACAGAACAAATATTGGAACGAATGGCTTACATTCATCGGCATCGAGAACACGAACGACGATAAGAAGGAACGCCAAATCACGAGCGAAATCATGTCGAATCTTGGAGAAACGATGATTCAGCGCGAAATCTGCCTGGCATCGCGTAAGATGGCAAAACTCGACGCGAACGCCAAATGGGGTTTGGACATCGAGGTTGAATTCAGGGAGGTGGACTATGGAGTTTCAGCAGATGCTGGCGCAGATGAAGGCGAACCGCCGATTGAGGATGCGCCGCAAGACGTGGAGGAATGACGCTATCGGCATCGAGGATGGCGTGCTCACTTTCTATAAGAAGGGCGAGCCGCTTATGCCCTACATGCCGACGAACGAGGAGCTTATGGAAGCCGACGATTGGAAGGTGGCGGAATGACCAAAGACGAAGCCATTGCGGCCATCGAAGGTGGAAAGAAGGTAACCCATACGCTTTGGGACGAGGATTCGGTAACCGATTTGAAGCCGAGGGTTTATATCAGCGAAATCGATTACAAGCTGGTCATTGATTACGGAGGGGATTTCATCGAGGAATTCTCTTACGACAACATGACATCGCCCGTCGGATGGGAGCTGGTATAGATGGCTCAAGACACTATTCAGTTAAGGACTTTCGTTACCCAGTGGGTAAAGGATGCTGGGTTTTATAACCCAGCCATGCCAGAATGGAAGCAGGATTTCTCACCCGCATACGCGCGGTTGGGATTGGACGAGTATCCGATTTACGACGAATCCAAGAGGAAGCAGCTGAATGACAAGTTCATTCGCCATTATTGGATGCGCGAAATAGGGTGCGAAACCGTTGGTCACTTCTGCCTTTGGTGCTCGAACACGTTCAACGAGATTATGCCGTACTACAACAAGATGTATGAGACGGAGCTTTTGAACGTGGAACACCTTCTGGGTATCAAGCGTCACAAGGTTGTAGACATGCTTCGCGATTTCGACGAAAGCTCAAGCGGAAACGGAAGCGCGGACACGTCTACGTCATCAACTGTGAAGTCTACAAACAAATTCTCGGACACTCCGCAAGATGAATTATTCGTGTCGAAGGTCGATGCTGGGGATTACCTAACCAACCTCACCATAGAGGACACGGCGGACGATACCACGGTGGGCACCAAATCGAAAAGCGATGGAACCATCAAGCGGGACGAGACGAACAAGGACACAACGGACGAGTTCGTGACAGACCCGCGCTATTACCAAGCGTTCCTCGATTTGAGCGAGAAGATTCTCAACCTAGACATGCAGGTAATCAACAACGTGCAAGTGCAAGGTCTTTTCATGCAGGTTTGGAGCTAGACATGCAAGATTTGGGAAATCCTAATTTCTTCAAGATTTTCCAGGGCAAGGGAGAGGTCGCGTTGCACGACGGTGTGACATCCACCTGGGGTTATGTTGTCGTTGACGAACGAGCTTCAATTCCTGGGCGATTATGTTGTTGGGGAAGATGGGTTTTTGGGCGTACTTCCTGAAGGGTATCGACCTGTATCGGAGCTGATAGTTCCCGTGGTAGCTGTTGAAGGGTCGCTATCTAGGGTGACGATGCTGTATGTCATGAATGACGGAACTTTGTCAAGCGACCCTAATTCATCGATTAAAACCCACGGCATCGTGGTAAACTTATCGGGAAATTGGTATTAGAGAAAGGAGAGGTCATGGCAGACGAACCTTGCGCCAAGTCAATCGATTGGCTATACAACTGGTGCGCTGGACTTATTCCGTCCGTATATGACGAATCATTGTCATATTACGAGCAGATTGCCAAGGTGTTGAGCGTTCTCGAAGAGGTAATCAAGCATCTTGGCGAGACCGACGCAAACGCCGAAGAGCTGAAACGGCTCTATTATTCGCTGAAAGAGCAATTCGATGAATTCGTAGATGGCGGTTTTGAAGAATACTACGAAGCGTTGCTTAGGGCTTGGATTGATGAGAACGCGCCGTCAATCGTAAAAGACATGCTGTTGACAGGGTTATTCTTCGGGTTGACTTCAGACGGATATTTCTGCGCCTACAAACCTTCCACGTGGGAGGATGTGCAATTCGACACTGGCGCGATTTACGGCACCGAGGAATATGGGCGATTGATTCTTCGATGCGAGGTCAACGGCCAGGGGGTAATCAACAATACGGGCTATGATGCTTCAGTCATGTCCGATACGATTGATTCTAGATTCAAGGCAATCGCTGGAAACGCCCTTGAGTAAAAGCAAATTCGACTGTCAATACAGCGGCATAGTGGTAAACTTGCCAGGAGATTGGTACTAAAGAAAGGGTAAACCATGGCAATAGACAAAAACACAATGGATGTAATCAAGGCGGTCGTTGCTCAGGAATTGCAGAAAGCGACTTCCTTGAAAGATGCAGCGCAGGGAATCGCGAAGGGCGTTACGCAGTACGTCGGAGCGCGATACGTCCCGCTGTTCGCAAATCCAGCGCAATGGTCGAGCGAGCGTGAATACGAGCCGCTGACTATCGTTCTGTACCAGGGTAATTCATTCACCTCGATGCAATACGTCCCTATTGGAATCGATATCAACAATGAGGAATTCTGGGCGCAGACTGGCAACTACAACGCGCAGGTCGAGCAGTACCGCCAAGAGGTCAGGGAATACTCGAAGAAAGTAACGACTATAGAAAATACTCAAACTCAACAAGGAGCGACAATCGAGACCCTGAAAACGACGACCGAGAATCTTGACAATTCTGTTAATACGCTGAATACTAAGGTAGAAACCCAAGGCGAGACGATTAACGTCCTCGATGGTCGAGTAGACACATTGGATACTGCCGTTGATGGCATCAAGGCATCGGACAAGCGAAACTTTATTGCTGACAGGATTTCCAACGCAGATGGAAAGTTCCGAGCGCATATTGCAACTGATGAAGAGTGGCAAGGTGGTTGCCCAGTAGGCGATAAATACTACGCTGTTTATGTCAATAGCACGACCAAATCCAGAGTGGCGCTGTTCAACGTCGAAACTGGCGACACTGTTACAGCCATTGACCTTGGAGACCCGTCATTCAAAGGCAACAATATGAGCTATTACAATGGAGAGCTTATTTGTTCTGGTTCTTCAAGAACGTCGAGGGGTAATTTGATTTACTTCTTGAAAGTGAATGGAGGAAGTCTTTCCCTTGCCAGGACTATCGACAGCAGCCAATTCGGCATGGATGAAGCATGTTGGGGATTCGGACACTACAAGGATGACGACGAACATTATTATTGGGCGACCGAATACTTGACGCAATTCTATTACGTCAACAAGTCTTGCACCAAGAAAACGCTTATCGGCTCTGTTGAATTGCCTAACAACACCGCATATTCTAATTCAACTCAGCAGGCAATGAGCTACAACAAGGAATACGACGTATTCATTTCTTCGCGCTCGAATTGCTTCAATCTGTATGACGGCGAATTGCACTACATCAAGACCGTGCCTATCGCAGATACGCTAAATTGCATCTGGCGCGAGGAAATCGAGCAGGTGACTTTGTATGATGGCAAACTCTGGATGCACAACAACCCGTTGATTCGCAATTATTCGACGTATGTTTCTCCCGCCGTATGGAGCGTGGAGCTGCAAGGGCAAATGTCCCAGGGCTACCCGACTGGTGGCTGGAATGCAGGTGTTTCCATCGTATTCGACAATCAGACAGAAATACCTAAGGTCGAGGATGGAAACCCGATTACCACTGTTACCGTTGGCAATACGGTAGACGTTGGTGCGGCTATGACGGAATTGGGTCATTCTACTTCGCTTTTCCGTCTTAGCATGCAAGCTTCAACTCCGTATATCATCTTCCTTCCGAAATACACGGAAGTGAATCTCAATGAAAAAACGGTAGGCGGAATCGAAGCACGCGGCGGAGCGACAGTCTATGGAGCGACCGCTGCATACCACAATCTCGCGAATGCGAAGCAGGCAGCGTTGTTCCGAGCCGTTGGCGCACCGCTCACGCTCTATACAGAGATTACGAGCGATATCACGCCAGGCGGAAAAAGGATGGTAGATATGTACGGGGGTGTTCTTTGCCTTCGCAACCAAAATTCCTTGAATAACCTTAAAAGAATTCAGCCTGATGCTTCAGACCGTTCATTTGGAGTAGTGGTTATCGAGTAATGATTAGGTTCATAGACATATCGAACTGGCAGGGGGGTATCAATCTCCCTGCCCTTCTACCCAATGTTGACGGCGTTGTGTGCAAGGCAACTGAGGGCGCGACTTTCGTAGACCCGTACTGCGACGGGTGGATTCAGCAGTGCATCAACGCTGGCAAGCCCTGGGGCTTCTATCATTTCGCAGGCAGCAACGGAGCATTTGAGGAAGCATCGTCTTTCGTCCACAACTGCCAAGGATATTTCCGAAAGGGGATACCTATCCTCGACTGGGAGGGAAACCAAAGCGTCGGATGGGTGAACGCTTTCGTGCAGGAAGTGCATGATAAGACAGGCGTTTGGCCGTGGATATACGCCAACCCCTGGCGATTCAACAAAGGCGGAGTGGAACCGAACTGCGCCAGATGGGTGGCGGAGTACCCGGCAGTTACCTCCCCGAGCTTCGAGCAGGCCGAAAGCTGGGAATGCCCAGAAGCCGAGGGCAATGTAGTGGCCTGGCAATTCTGCTCGGATGGACGCGTGAGCGGCTATAATGGAAACATAGACTGCTCGCTGTTCTATGGCACCGATAACCAATGGAGGGCTTATGCTAAAGGAGATAATCGCGATAGCAGCACCGCCAGCGGCAATGCTGATAGCAATGTATCTGCTACTGTGCTAGAGAATGACGAGTACAAAATCACGATTGAGAGGAAATGAGATGGGTTTGAGCTTCACTTTATTGGGGATTACTGATGCTATGGCATGGGCTATTATCGCTTGCATATGCTTGATGGTGTTCGATATAATCAGCGGTTTCATTGCTGCGATTAAGAACCGTGAAGTATCTTCAACGAAGATGCGAGAAGGGCTTTTCCATAAATGCTCTCTAGTCATGTGCATTGTACTGGCATGGTGCATAGAAATGTTCGTCATGCATGTTCCTGATTTAGGATTCAACGTTCCCCTTGTTATTCCAGCTTGCGTATTGATATTCGCCATGGAAGTTGTGAGCATTTTGGAGAACATCATTAAAATCAATCCAGATTTAAAAAATGAAGAGATTGTGAAGCTATTTACTAACACAAAGAATTAGGGGATAATAGTCCCATCGGGACTTGAAGTTACCGTGCAAGTACCATTATCCGATGCTCACCCTGATAAGGTGCGGAGTGGTTTTCTGGGTAGCACCATGAGCCGCACGCCTTCAACAATCCTGGTAACGGTAGCCCGTCCTGCAACGCTATGTTTTGATTTACATCCTCACATGGCGCGGGCGGGCTATTTCATATTCAGGAGGACACATGAAACCTAACTTTCAAAAATACTGGGACATAAATGTCCCTAAATCATATAACTGCCTGTTCAATTTCATATGTGGTGGTCGAGGAACAGGCAAGTCATTCGGTGCCAAATATGACTTCGCAAAGCAATTCATCAAAAATGGAAGTCAATTCACATATTTGCGCCGAACCAAGGAGGAGCTTAAAAAGCTCACTACGCAGCGAGATGGACAATTTTGGGACGATATATCACCATTCATGAGCAACAGGGAGTTCAAAGTCGAATCGGACAAACTATTCATCGATAAAGAGATAGGTGGTTACGCCCATGCGCTAACTACGGCGATGAAATTGAAATCAACGCCATTTCCAGGTGTTACCGATATTCTTTTCGACGAGTTCATTATTGACGAGCGAGGTATAGGCGCACCGCATTACTTATTCGACGAAGTAACAAAGTTCTTCGAGTATTACGAAACTATCGCACGTGAACGAGATGTTCGAGTTTGGTTTCTAGCAAACGCACTGTCAACGAACAACCCGTATTTCGATGAATTCGGATTGACATTGCCAGAACCAGGCAAAATCAAGGTATTTCGCAATAAGGATGTGCTCATTCAAAATGTTGTATCACCAGAAGTCGCGGAATCGAAAATGCAAAGTCGATTCTATTCACATGTCGTTGGGGATAGCCGCTATCGCGATTACGCTATTCAAAATAAAACTCTCTTGGATGATGACACGTTTATTGCGAAGAAGCCTAAGAATGCGAAAATGAAGTTCGTGCTATGGTTCCATGAGAAACCTATCGGGGTATGGTTCGACCCTAAATACAACACGTTCTATTGCTCACCGAACTATGACCCCAATTGCGAAATACAGTACTCGGCAACGACGCAAGACCATCAACCAAACAGGCTCATTCTTTCGGGGCAGTTCCAAGGGGCTGGAATACGCTTATTCAAGGCTGCTTATGAATGCGGCAATATGCGATTCGAGAACCAAAAAATCAAAGGTTGGGTGCGAGACATTATGAGGTGGACGCGATGACAACTGTTAAGATTGAAGCAACTAAAGTCGATGGAAGCATATGTTCCTATATCGGAACGATTGGGACAGATGGGTGGATTTATTTCAACGACTTTGATTTCTATAGATTTCAACCAAAGGGAACATGGGAAGATACACAGCAAATCCGAAATCGAACCCGTTCAAGTTGGTGTAAAACTCACGTCTTCAATAAGCTGTCAAGCTCTAATATAAACAGTGGTGGCGGCAGCGTAGCACCAGACCCAAAAGTTGAAAAAATGGTTAATTATGCTATTGATATAGCAAACGACGATTCACATGGCTATGATTGGGGCAGTCGATGGGGACCAGACTATGACTGTAGCTCGCTGCTGTTATACTCTGCTAAAAAAGCAGGATTCAACGTATATAGTTCTTCGCCATACGGAAACACACAAACAATGGTTCAACAATTCACGAATGCTGGATGGACATGGCACGCAGGAATGGGTAATAGCGTTGATGAATTGCAACGTGGTGATATTCTACTAAACATAAATGCGCACACTGAAATGTATATTGGAAACCAACAAAACGTCGGTGCTCATATTAATGAATTTGGCGACGTCTATGGTGGGCGTACTGGTGACCAAACTGGAAAAGAGATTTGTGTTGATGCATGGTATAGCTTTCCATGGGACGGTGTTCTTAGATATGGTGGATAAAAGAAAGGAACTGTCATGTGGGCACTTTGGGGTTTTATTATTGGTAGCATTGTAACTATGGTTCTGGGCGGACTTGCAGGGGCTGTATACGCAGAAATGAAGTTCAGCAAGACGATGGAACTATTATATAACGAGTGGCATAGTCAGAAAAACGTTTTATGGACAAATATTGAAGATGGAGATTATAAG